CGCGCGAGTACCGCGCAGCTGAAAAATACCGGACGTTTCAGCTGCGCGGTACTCGCGCGCACACCACCGAAATGCGCCGGCAAGGTATCGCCGTACCTTCCACGCTGAACCCTCAGCCGTTCATCAATAAGGACGTGCCCAAAGTCGTGTGGGATCAATGGAAGGCTGAAAACGCTGACTCCAACATTCTCAAGCGCGGCGAGATTTTCGAGGTCAAAGGCGGGGGCGAAGATAACGCCAAGGCTGCGGCGTTGGACGCGCTTGCGAAATCCCCCACGCCACTCACCCCACTGGACCGATCTAAAGTCGTCACCGTGGGCTCAGACAAAGTCGAAACCGCCAAGTTCGATGACTGAAGGCTAACATCGTGCCTGTAACTCCGTGCCCCACGCCATGCCCTCCGGTTGTAACGGGAATTGTGCAATTCTCGGCGCCGGAGTTTGTAGCATTGTGGCCGGAATTCACAGGGTTGGCGAATGGCGTAATGCAAAACGCATTCAATATCGCCACGTTGTTGCTAAACAATTCGTGCGGGTCGGTTGTGCGCGATGCGAATTTGCGCATGGCGCTTCTCTACATGCTGACCGCGCACGTTTGTTTCCTCAACGCAGGAACAAACGACGGAGCGGGCAATATCACGCCCGCTCCGGGCATCGTAGGTCGAATTGATAGCGCCTCCGAGGGCTCGGTCAGTGTCACCGCACAGTATGCCTCCACGGTGGGGCAGAGCATGGCGTTTTTCATACAGACCAAGTACGGTGCGCAATTCTGGCAAGCCACCGTGCAGTATCGGTCAATGAGGTACTTCGGGCCGCCGCAGTTCGGCCCGAACGGCCCTGGTTATCCTTGGCCCGGTGCCGGGCTTGGGATCGACTGACGTGGCCATCGGCAATCTTCACGGGCTCGTGCGCGGCGCAATCAACGCGGTCAACCCCGATATCCCGGCTCAATGGTTGGTGTCGACCGGTAACACAATCGGGCCATCCGGTAAATCAACGCCGAGTTACGCGGCAGCGGTGCCAGTGCAGGCGCAGGTTCAGGCCGTAACGGGCGGTGATCTTCGCAAGCATTCGTTTCTGCAAGACCAAGGCGTGTACCGCGCAGTCTACATGTACGCCAACCCCGATGCGATCAACCGCGTGGAATCTAAAGGCGGAGACTTGTTGGTATTCCCGCAATATCCACGGGGCACTAATCGTACGTGGTTGGTGAAAGTTGTTGATGAGCCGTGGAGCGCTGGTAACGGCAATCTCGCATGGTGTCGGGTTATCGTGGCGTTGCAGCTCGATCCGAACAATCCGGTGTCGCAGGTGTGAACACGAAGCTGTCGCGGAAGCTCGCGGAAATCGGCAAGCGCATCGGCGATGGCGGCACTGTGCGTGTTGGGTTTTTAGAAAACGCCACGTATCCGGCCGGTGCAAAAAAGGCGGGCCTCCACGTGGCTACAGTCGCATGGTGGAACAATTTCGGCAACGTACGCATCCCGGCGCGGCCATTTTTCACCAACATGATTTCGACCAAGTCACCCGCGTGGGGGTCGGATCTTCGTAAGATATTCGTCGCATCTCAATACAATACGAAGATTACGCTGAGTTTGTTGGGCACGCGTATCAAAGACCAGCTAGTGCAGTCGATTGTTGATTGGCCAGCCGATAACGCCCCAGCCACGATTGCCCGCAAAGGTTTCAATAAAGGCCTTATCCATCAGGGCGTCATGCAACGTTCTGTTGATTTCGAAGTTGCATAGCTCCCGCGGGAACTGTAGGAAACTATGGCTGGCTATTCAATAAGTCTGACGTTCGAGGATGTGTACACGGCGGTGAAACCGCTCATTGCGGCGGTGACCGGGCTCGATCCATCGTTGGTCATTCAAGGCGACCCGAACCGCTCCGCCATGCCGCCGGCCGCCCCCGGTTTCGTGGAAATGCTTGCGACCGTCAGCGGGCGAATCCGGACCAATATCGACCGGTGGGACACCACGAACCCGGCGCCCACGAGTGAAACCATTGAGCAGGGTACGCGCATTCGGATCCAGCTGGACTGCTACGGCGCCAGCGCGGGAGATTGGGCGGCGATGCTATCCGCGATACTGCGGGATGACGCGGGTTGTGTGGCTCTCAAGCCCACCTGCCAGCCGCTGTATACGGACGAGCCCATGCAAGCCCCCCTGGACGACGGCGAGGCCCAGTACGAACAGCGCTGGACGCTTTTAACATATTTACAGTACAATCCGGTAGTGACTGCCCCGATGCAGTTCGCGGATGAATTACACGCAACCCTTATCGACGTGGACGTGAGCTATCCCCCATGACCAATTCCATACCGGCATCCGCATTCGTCAACGTCATCCCTGGCGTCATAGGGGCCGGCGGTAATCCGCTGTCGCTCAACATGGTGGCCGTGGACAATAGCGGCGACACATCCATCCCCATCGGCACGGTACAGAAGTTCCCAAGTCTTCCAGCGGTGCAGGCGTGGTACGGCGCCAACAGCGTCCAGGCGGCACTTGCGGACAAGTATTTCGGTGGCTATATCGGCGCTACGTCGCTTCCGAGCGCGATCTATTTTACCCAGGCGAACGCTGCAGCGGTTGCCGGGTATCTGCGCGGTGGCTCCGTCGCGGCACTTACCCTCACGCAGTTGCAGGCGCTCTCCGGCACCCTCACCGTGGCCATTGACGGCGTGAGCCACGTGTCGGCGGCCATCAACCTGTCGGGCGCCACGAGCTTTACAAACGCGGCTACGTTGATCCAAGCCGGGCTTGACGCAGGCACCCCGACGACGACAGCCACGGTGACGTACGATTCGCTGCGCGCGGCGTTCGTCATCACTTCATCCACTACGGGCGCGTCCAGCACCCTGGCGTTCCCCACCACTAATTCGCTCGCCACCGGGTTGAACCTGACGCAAGCCACGGGCGCGGTACTGTCGGCTGGCGCTGTTGCGGCGACCCCTGCCGGCACCATGGCCAACGTGGCGAATGTCACCCAGAACTGGGCCACGTTCATTACCGTGAACGAGCCCATCCTCAGCGTCAAGCTTCAGTACGCCGCGTGGATGCAGACCACCAACCAGCGGTATCTCTATCTGCCGTACGACTCGGATGTCACGCCCACGCAAGGGCCGTCCGAACCGGCATCGTTTGGCGCCATTGTCAACGCGGCAGACGATAACGGTATTGCCGCCATCTGGGAGCCAACCACAATCCCCGGCTCCACCCAGGTGCAAGGGTCTGTCGCGGCATTCGCGGCAGGTATCGCTGCATCGTTGGACTTCAACCGGAAAGGCGGCAACACCACCTGGGCGTTCCGCAGTCAGGCCGGGCTCGTGCCGGCGGTGACCGATCTTACGACCTACCAAAACTTGATTGCCAACGGGTACAGTTGCTACGCAGCTGTGGCCACCGCGAACCAAAACTTCCAGTGGTTCCAGAATGGGCAGGTGTCGGGCATATGGCGTTGGGTTCAGCCGTATGTGAACCAGATTTACTTCAACTCGCAGCTGCAACTTGCGCTGGCGGAGTTGGAGTCCAGCGTGGGGTCGATTCCGTACAATCGCGCCGGGTACACGCTGATTCGGCAAGCGTGCATGGACACCATCAACCAGATGCTGAATTACGGCGCGATTCAGCCCGGCGTGCAGCTCAGTGCGACTCAGGTCCAGGAAGTCAACCTTGCAGCAGGCGCCAACATCGCCAGCGTGTTGCAGAATACCGGATGGTACCTGCAGATATCGGACGCAACACCACAGGTTCGCGCGGCCCGCACCTCGCCGCCCATCACACTGTGGTACGTGGATGGCGGCTCGATCCAGCAGATCACTCTGAACAGCATTGACGTGGAGTAAAACGACGTGGCTGATATCACTGCCGCAAATGCGGTTTTCATGCTGGACATTCCCAACGTGTTGGGAACTGCCGTCCAGATTCAGGGGTTTGCCGTTGACGATATGTTTGCCGCGGAGGTTGCGGAATCGTCGGAAGCTCGCATGGGCGCGGACGGGCTCTTGTCGGCCGGCTTCACTCCATACCCGGTCAAGATGCCGGTGCACCTCCAACCCGACAGCGACAGTGTTGATGTGTTCGAGCAGTGGGACGGCGCGAACAAGGCACTGAAGACCTCGAACGTGGCTCAGGCGTCTATCGATTATTTTTCGGTGGGCAAAGTTTACACCCTGAGCAACGGCTACCTGACGCGCGTCACTCCGTTTGCGAGTGCCAAGAAAGTGCTCGAACCCACCGAGTGGGAGATCACATGGGAGTTGGTCAGCGTTTCGCCGAGCGCCTAAGCCGTGGCGCGGCGCACGGAACGGGTGACCATCGAGGCAGAAGGTCGCGATCAGGGTAAAACGTTCGTCATTACGGAGATGGACGCGGCGGCGGCGGATGACTGGGCCATGCGCGCCCTATTCACGCTGGCGAATTCAGGCGTGCCCGTAATCGAAGCGGTGCGGCAGGCCGGCATGGCCGGGCTCGCGCAGCTCGGGCCGGAGATTTTCGCCTACGCGAAATACGATGACATGCGGCCCCTCATGGATACCCTGTGGGATTGTGTCGCGTTCGAGAAAGATCCCGCACAGCCTTTGATACGCGGTAAGCTGAAGAACACCCAGATTGAGGAATCGGGGACGTTCTTATGGCTCAAACTTGCAGCGTTCCAACTCCACACGGGTTTTTCCTGGGCCGGCGCGCCCCTGCCTATGGGCGTCAATACCGTAGCGCCGCCGGCCTGATTGAGTATGTCAACGTGTCACGCCTCATTGGAATGTTGGTTTCTAGCGGGAAAGCCACGCTCATAGAGCTGCAAACGGTATACGGCATCAAGGATGCCTACGACCTAGCGGAAATCGTCGCCGTGGACATGGCGAATCACAACAAAGTCATGAGCCGGAAGTAGCGTCATGACACAGACCGTACTCGATGCTTTCGTGGTAACCGTGGGGATTGATTCCACGGATTACAAGGATGGGCAACGCGAAGTTGATAAGCTGCAGCAGCAGACTATCAAAGGCGTCAAAGAGACCTCCGCTCAGGCTACTCGTGAAGAACGCAAAAAGGCGTTGGATGCCGCTCGCGTGCAGAAGCGTGCGGAAGCGGACAAGTCGCGTCAAGAGCGACTGAATCGGGCCGCCGCGCAGAAAGCTCGCAAGCAGGAAGAAAAGGAAACAGTCGAGTCAGCGGAGAACATCCAAAAACGCGTGTTGGGTGTTGCGAAGTCCGCCGCCGGGCTAGCCTTGGGGTTCGAGGGTATTCAGGGACTCATAAATTTCGTCGGGCAGATAAATCTGACCACTGCGGAGTTGGGCCGAACTGCGGCGAATCTCGATCTTTCCTCCCACGAAGTGAACCGCGTAGGCAATGCCGTCGCGTTAGCCGGTGGGAAAGCAGAAGATGCGCAATCTGCGTTTGGTGCGCTATCGCAGTCCGTTACCAACTTGAATGTTGGTAAGGGTTTCTCCGAGCTGTTGCTGTTGTTACAGCGTCAAGGTGTTGCGTACAAAGATCAGACGACTGGCAAATTGCGCGACCAAGCAGCAGTTTACGAAGACCTCGCAGACAAACTTAGTAAATATGATCGCGCTACCGCCCATAACTATCTTGTCAACGCAGGGTTGAGTGAAGGTTTCATAAACTATCTGCTGTTGGAGAAATCGGCCCGCCGAGCGTTGAATGATGAAGCTGAGCGTTCTAACGCCATCTCGGATGAAAGTGCTGCTCGCGCCCAAAAAGCTCAAAAGAATTTTCGTCGATTCAAACAAGCTGTTGCCGGTGCGACACAGTTTGGGCTGGACGAAATACTTTCAGGGGATATATTTAAGAAAGCGTTAGAAGGCGAGTTAAACCCCTCACGCGTGGGTAACAGGATCGGCGATGCCTTATTTCGCCCCACGGGCCGTGCCGCGAATAACCCCGGAAATCTCAAGACGGTAGGCGGGAAAAAATTTCGTACTTTTACAACGTTGAAAGAGGGCATACAAGCAGCCAATCATCAGTTGGATTTATACCAACGCCGTGGCATCAACACCATACAGGATATAATTAAAACATACGAAGGAAACGACGCGCCGGGCAATCACAACGACGTGCCGGCGTACGTGCGAGATGTTGCACGGCGCACAGGTATACCTGCAGGTCAGCAATTGACTAGCGAAGACCGCGCCAACGTGTTACGTGGGATGTTTCTGCATGAAGATCCCAACAACAGCGACATAGATATCGCCCAAATAAACGACGCCATAAAACCATCCGTGTTTAGCGGGGTATCTCAGATCACACCGACTCCGAGTGTGATGAACACGTCAGGGGATACCACTACGTCTAGCCGCGTCACCTATGACACGCACATCGGATCTATCAATGTACAAACCGCAGCCACGGACGCCAACGGTATTGCGGCGGGTATCGGCAACGCGATACAACAAAAGAACATTTTGACGGCATCGCAGGCCGATGTGGGGCAGCAGTAATGCCGCTCCCAATCATTCCCATGGTGCCGTTCCCTAACGTCCCAAACGCTCCGGGAGTTCCGCAGCTTGCGCGCTCACTGACCGCGCCGGTCACCCCCACGCCGTCACTCGGCCGCAATGCCGCGTCTGCCACCCTATGGCAGTCCACACAGACCAAGCCCACATGGGGCATATATAACAGCGCTGGTGTTGCAGTAATTGTGCCCGATTCGTTCATGGATTTCCGCAACAGGAACTCCTCCGACCTCACAAGCGCCTATGTGCAGAAGAGTGCTTTCGCCTCTTACAATAAAGTACGCAAGCCATTCGACACGGTGTTGCGTATGCGTAAAGGCGGAACCCTACAGAATCGAACCGATTTTTTGAATCAGATAGATGCGATTGCGAACGATACCAACCTGTACACCATTCTGACTCCTGAGAAGAGCTATCAGAATTGCAACATCAGCGACTACGAAGTGACGCGCCGAGGTGTCAACGGGGCGTATTTGTTGGCTGACGTGGATATTTTCTTCAAGGAAATTGTTGAGGTATCGGCGCAGTACTCCTCTACGTCCACCAACACGCAAAATGCTAAAAGTGCATCGGCCATACCCCAGGTTAACCAAGGTCCTGTGCAGCCGCAACCGGTCAATTTTCTGGCCGCGCAGCAAGCTTCAGCCGCGGTCACGCGTGCGCTTAACCCCACGGCATTCTGATCATGTTACAGATACCCCTGGGCGCCGTGCCGTCGCAACAAGTCAGCCTAAACTTGGCCAACCAAAACGTTGTGCTTAACGTGTATCAATTGGCCAATGGCAAGCTGTACATGGATGTCATTTCAAACAATCAGCCCATCATAACGTGCCGTCCGTGCCAGTACGGTACGTTGATGTTGGAGGATGCCAAGTACTGGGGCTTCGTGGGTGATTTTACGTGGGTTGATTTACTGTCGGGCGTTTCCACGCCGCCCACGGACCCCGTGTATACTGGCTTGGCGGATCAATACCAACTCATTTATTTGGAGGCATCAGACTTGCAATGAGCCTCCCAAGCTTTACCAAGAAGAGTCTGCGCGCAACCTTCACGCTATCCAACAACGCGAAGTTTGCCGGATCAAATAACAACGTCCTGCAGATAACGGGCTTGCGCATGTGCGCACGCCTCACCGCGTCACAGTTCCCAGCATTCCCGCAAGCCGAGATTGAAATATACGGGATGTTGCAGTCCGACATGAACGCGTTGACGGCCATCGCCCAGTACTCACTGGAGTTCAACCCTAACTCCGTGGTGATAGAGGCGAATTCGGGCAACGGATGGGCAGCTGTGTTTGCCGGTCAGATTATGACCGCAAGTCCGGATTACGACCGCATACCTGATGTCCCCTTCGTGGTGACTGCACAGGCGTTAGGATTCGAGCTGTTGAATCCCGCCACCCCCACGAGCTACACCGGCCCCACGGATGTCGCAACTATCGTGTCCGCCATCTGCGCCAAGATGGGGTGCGCGTTCGAAAACGACGGCGTCACACAAACACTACAAAGCCCATACTTTGCGGGCACGTTGGCCGCCCAGCTGAAAACCGTCATCGAACACACCGGCATCAGCAGCTACATCGCGCCTGGGCCGTCTCAGGGCGTCCCGGCTCTCGTGGTGATCATGCCGAAAGGTCAACCGCGTCCCGGCAGCGTGTGGTCGCTGTCTAAAGACACCGGGTTGCTTGGATACCCCAAGCGCGATGCACGTGGATTTCTGTCGGCCCGAACATTGTTTAACCCCGCATATCGGTTCGGTGGTCTCGTAGATCTATCCAATGCGGGCATACCGTTGAACGTGCCGGGGCAAGCGTATTTGAGCATCCCCGGCAATTGGGTGATATACAACTTGGTGCACACGCTGGAAGCCAACAAGCCGGATGGCGCATGGTTTAGCGACATCATGGCGTACCCACCAGGGAGTTTGCCACCATGACCGGAGTCTACGGGTTTCAAGATCCCGCTACAACAGCCAACGCGTACAACACGCTTGAGTTTGTTATAAAACAACTGCAGGGCCGAGTACAGACGATATCGCTGGTACGCGTAGAGGCGTGTTCCAACAGCGGCGGCCTATCCCCCGTGGGCACTGTGGATATGACGGTACTGGCAAACCTCATGACCGGTAATCGTAAGTCTGTGCCTCACGGGGTTCTAACGGGCCGGCCGTACCTCCGCATTCAAGGCGGCCAGAATGCAGTCATCATCGACCCGCAGAAAGGCGACCTGGGGTTGGCGGTGTTCTGCTCGAGGGACAGTTCCGCAGTGATCGCGGCGAAAGGCCCGGCCAACCCCGGTAGCCTTCGACAATTCGATTGGGCCGATGGGTTGTACTTGGGTGGATTTCTAAACGATACGCCCACGCAATACGTGCGGTTCTCTTCGACCGGCATAGAGCTGGTATCACCTACGGAAATCACTTTGCAAGCACCCACGATAAGCATCCAAGGCAGTAGCTCCGTGGTGATCAATAGCCCCGCGAACACCATTGCAGGCGGCCACACAAGCATTGATGGGAAAATGTTCCTGCCGCATTTCCACGGTGGCGTACAAACTGGGGGCGGTAACTCCGGACCTGTCGCATGAACACGCTATTACTCGCCGTAGATACTTGGGATTTTGTGCTGGACGCCAACCAAAATTGGGCGGTGGCCGCCGCTCCATACGCGCTCGCCCAGGACGTGGCCAGCGCCATCCGGACGTTTCTGGCCGAAGTCTGGTACGATGACACGCTAGGGATTGATTATCTCGGCGAGATCCTAGGCCACACGCCGCCCGTTACGGTATTCCAGGCGCGCATGGTCGATGCGGCGAAGACGGTACCGGGGGTGGTCTCCGCGCAATGTGTTATTGAGAGTTTCAATCGCGACACACGCGAAGTGATCGGGCAGGTGCAATTCGTGGATTCGAACGGTAATACCGGAACGGTTTCGCTATGACCAACACAACGAGTGTCCCACCGCTCCAGTTTACGCCCACGGGGGTGGTCGTCCCCACGGAGTCGACAATCCTCACGGGCGTTCAGGCGGACCAAAACGCGGCGTTCGGCGGCAACCTCAACCCCGCATTGAACACCCCGCAGGGGCAGATTGCCAGCTCCACCACCGCCATCATTGCGAATGCCAACGGCACGTTTGCGGAAATCGTCAATCAGGTGGACCCGGATACCGCGGAAGGCTTCATGCAGGACGCGATTGGGCGCATATACTTCCTCGACCGATCTCCCGGCGCCCCCACCGTGGTGCAGTGCGTATGCACGGGCGCAGGCGTCACCATCCCCGTGGGCGCCCAGGCACAAGACACCAGCGGCAACCTTTACGTGTGCACCCAACCGGGCACCATCGGGTCGGGGGGCGGTTCAATAACCCTGGCATTCGCCAACGTTGTAGACGGCCCCATAGGTTGCCCGGCGAACACGTTGACAAAGATTTTCCAAGCAATACCAGGATGGGACACGATCAACAACCCTACTCCCGGTGTGCCTGGGCAGCTCGTGGAGAGTCGTACCGCGTTCGAGTTCCGCCGGTCCCAGTCGGTTGCACTGAATGCCCACGGGTCACTCGATTCGATCTACGCGGCAGTGTTCCAATTGGCCAACGTGATTGACGTATACGCTACGGAGAACGTTACCAACGGAGTGGTGAACACGGGCTCAACCAACTACCCGCTTGCTCCGCATTCTTTGTACGTGGCTGTAGTTGGCGGCAACGCGGCCGACATAGCCCAGGCAATATGGAACAAGAAAGATGTTGGATGCAACTATAACGGTAACACCACCGTCGTAGTGACTGACACCGTGGGCTATAGCCCACCATACCCAACATATAACGTAACATTCGAGATACCTCCATCGCTGCCAATACTATTCGCGGTTCAGATTGCCAACAGCTCATCGTTGCCGCCCGATATAGTTGCGCAGACCAAAGCGGCCATAATCGCCACGTTCAACGGGGCTGACGGTGGGGCGCGTATTCGCATCGGGTCGCTGATTCTGGCGGCCAAGTTCTACGGTGGTGTGATCGCCATTGGGCCTCAGGTTGAGGTGCTTTCTATTTTGCTCGGGCCAATCACGCCCACGCTGACAAACTATCAAGCCGGAATTGATCAGGCGCCGACGATCTCCGCAGCCAACATCACGGTAACACTTGTATGACCGATCTTAAAATCAGCCAGCTTCCGGTTCCGGTTACGCACACCCCCACGGGGGCGGAGCTGATGGAAACGGCTATTGCCAACACCAACAATTACCAGCTGCCGCTTAACACCGTGCGCGGCATTGGCGTGGGCAAGGCTTTGGCTTCGGCGTATACCCCAAGCATCGGCAACCCGGTGTCAGGGCTCGCGTGGAAAGTCCAACGCACCATGCGCCCCATTGGGCCACTGGCACCGCGGTTGGTGATCTTCGAGGATAATTTCACTCAAGACTGCGGGTTCTATTCGTATTCGGGCAACATTGGCACTCGATCCTTTGTCAACGGGCATTTGCAGCTTGCATCCACAAGCAACACGTTTGGCAATTCGCAGAATATCAACACAACGCAGAAGTTTGAATTTCCAGGTTTCGCAATCGCGTTAGAGGGTATTGTCCCCAGCCCGGATAGCGGGGCCAATGTACTCGCACTGGGCATCACCAAAGCGGGCAACAACTTCCTGTACTCTTATTTCGAGACGGGCAGCGGTACGCAAAATCGTATTACTGTAGCCAAGGTAGTTGGTGGCTCGTTCACAATTTTGGCGCAAACCGGCATCGGGTCACTTCCATCCGGAATGACTGGTTTTTGCTTATCATTTGATGGCAACGGCTTCACTATTTGGATTCAAGTCAACACGGGCTCTTGGTACCCCGTGTTGACCGTGAGCATTACCGACTTCAACATGTTGTCTCCGGCCGAGTTGGCGGCATGGTCCCCGTTCTGGAACGTGACCGGAGGGACAACAACCCCGTGGGTGTTGGGTAAATTTAGCCTCGGTTATTCATACGCGACAATGTTCCGCGACTATCGCATAGTGAAGAACAAAGACGGTACGCCGTACGTATCCAACGGATATTTGTACTTCACCGCGACCAACAACTATTGCGGCATTTGGAGGATGAACGTCAAGACCGGAACTTTCGAAAAGACCGGTGGCGTTCAAATGAATCGCAGCGGCACAATCTACTTCGATCTCAATTTAGATCTTGTATGGGATCAAGACGCCAACACGTGGCGGCTAACATTCGCCACGTGGGGCAACAACAGTTTCACCAACGTCAAAGTATTTGCCGGCACATACAACGGCGACATTTTGAACGGCATGCATACCATCGCCGGAGCCACGCAGCTTTCGTTATCGCAGGGTGGTGGCTCCAACGCAGTATACGATCAGTGTTTGGTGTTCAATTACACCACCGGCCTTTGGACCCTCGCATATGCAGTGAGCCCCGGCGGAACGTTCGGCGGCAACATGCGCATTGCAGTGGATACTTCACCTGACCTTGTTACGTGGACTAACTCATGGGTAGACACCACGCGTTTAAACAGCGAAGGCGCGTGGATTGCCAAAATCGGCGGCAACTTCTACGTATTCGCCGGTGATGGAACTAACTTCAATTGTTGGGATTTAACGGGGACTTTCCTGGGCACAGTCGTAGTCGACGTACCACCCCCGTCGATGGGCAACCCACCACCACACTTCATTGTGTTTCCTTGGATGGATGGGGACACCACGCAATACTACGCGTTAACGTGGACAAACGTGCAGTTTAACGTTGGCGGTGGCGCCGTGGGTATTTTCAGCAATGGTTCGCCAATGCTGTACCGCGCCCTTCAGACGGAAACCGGGTTTGAGTTCAACGCTATCGGTAATGTCTAAATGGCGTTCGAAAATCACCTACTGTTAGAAACTGGCGGGTTTCGACTTCTCGAAACCGGCGCTGGTAATCGGCTGCTGGAGAACTCTCCGGCCGGCACGGTTGTGCCTAATGTCGTAGGCGATCCGATCCCCGCCGCGTCCGCCGCCCTAACCGCCGTAGGGCTATTCGTAGGCACCATAACTGGCGCCGTGGATACGTCCGTCCCCATCGGAACTGTGATTTCGCAAAATCCGGTGGGTGGCTCCGTGGTGGCGCCGGGATCGAGTGTCGATCTTGTCATCTCCGTGCCTGCTACCAATTTCGACGTGATGCTGACGGTAATCAGTCAGTATCAGAATAGCCCTGTGTTGCTGCAGCTCATAGAGAACATGGGCGTATATCTCAACCAGCAAGTTAACTACGCGATGTTTTACGCGTATGTGTGGAACGTATCCACGGCTGTGGACTTCGGGTTGGACATATGGGGCAAGATTGTCAACATCGGCCGTGCGTTGAACGTCAACGGCAGTCCGGTCATTCTCGGAAATGATGATTTCCGAACACTGATATTAGTCAAAGCGTTGTCAAACATCGTGGCTACAACGGCGCCTGCGATGAATCAACTGCTGACTAATCTGTTCGGCACACTTGGCCGGACATACGTCACCGACAGCGGTGGCATGGAAATGCACCTTGTTTTCGAGTACGTTATCACGGACATACAGCGGGCCATCTTGACGCAATCCGGCGCACTGCCGCACCCGGCGGGCGTTCGCGTGAATATCGTCAGCTTCGATCCGGCACATACATTTGGATTTCATGGGTCCGGACTGCAGCCGTTCAATCAGGGCACGTTCTGGGCGTAATTGTGGAGTTAGCATGCCTGTCACGACACCTACCAACTTAATTACCGAGCCGTTTGGCGCATCCGCCGTCGATATTACGCTACCGGTGCCCATCACCGACCCAGGTAGCGGACAGGCATCGTTTACGTTGGGATTCCCTCACGTCAACAAGCTGCCGGTGAATACGGGCGGTATTCCGCCTTATCTGGAGGATATGAACGGTATCCTCAACATGGTGACGGCGTACGCTGCCGCGCTCGGAGCGGGACAGATTTTCCCCTACTCATCCGCGCTCGCCACTGCCATCGGAGGTTTCAAGCAAGGCGCCATTTTGGCACAAGCCAGCGGCGCAGGGTTTTGGCTCAATTTGACCAATGGCAACACCTCCAACCCTGACACTGGCGGTGCCGGGTGGGTACCGTTATACACCTATGGCATTGCCACCGTCCCGGTAACAGGCGGTGTCGTAACGCTGACGACGGCGCAAGCGGCGTGTGAAACTATTATTTTTACTGGCACACTCACTACCGACTGCGCGGTGGTGGTGCCGCCGGTAGTGCGGCGCTGGACGTTTGTGAATAACACCACGGCCGGTCTTTCATTCCAGATAACCATACAATCGGCACTAGGCCACGCCGCCGCCACACTGCAGCAACCGGATAGCATAAACCCACTTTCGGTTTGCACAGGCGTACGTGGTGATGGCACTAATTGCTACAACGAATTCGCGCCGCTGTTTTCCCCGCAGTTTTATGGGTCACCTACTTGCGCTTTGGGGACTATAGGCGGCAACGCGTTCCAAGTCATAAATCAACAGTACTTGCGCGATGTTTTGTTATCGTCGCCTGCGTTGGGCGGAACTCCCACCGCCGCGACCGCGTCATTTGGCACCAACAACACGCAGATTGCGACTACCGCGTTTGTGCAAGCGGCCCTTGTGCCCAGCTCACACTTGGCGACAACAGGACATCGTATAAGCCCGGACGGTTACATAGAGCAATGGGGGCCGATAGCGGCCGGCGCAGGGATCAACCCCGTGGATATTGCCATAACGTTTGACATCCCATTCCCCCACGAATGTTTCCACGTGAGCGTTACTACTAACCGCAGCGTTGCGACAGCGGGTCAAGCAGGCAGTGGCAGTAACTTTGCGCTAGGGTACAGGGGTGCTGGGCCGACTTCGGGATGTACCGTCACGATTGACGATTCGCTCGGATCGGCTTCCGCATATGCGGGTACGTATTACGCCGTAGGATGGTAAGGCTGACATGAGCGATATAGACGAGAAATCCGTTATGTTAGGCCAACATGAAGCGCGATTGGATAGCGTTGAGGCCACACTCAACGAAATCCGCGGTGATGTAAAGCGGCTCGTTGAGTACATGGACCGCGCCAAGGGTTCGTGGAAAACGTTGGTCGCTATCGGCGGTATCACCACGGCGGTAGTTGAAGGCGTTCACCAACTTGTCGGATGGTTGCACAAATGACGCGAGACGAAGCTGTAGCGTTGATGATCCGCCTGGAGGGCGGCGAGGCGAACGTTAAAGGCGATCCGGGCGGGCACACCAAGTACGGTATCACGCAAGCCACGTTGGATTCGTACCGCAAAAACGCACCACTACTTGGGCTGCCCACCAACGTGGCGAATTTGACCACTACACAAGCGGCGGTTATTTACATCGATGTTGATTGGGATGCTATGCAGTGCGACGAACTGCCCGCACCACTCGCCGCGTTGATGCTCAATTCTGCGGTGAATCAAGGCGAGCCCACCGCCGTAGGGCTACTGCAAGAATGTCTGGGATTGCGTGTTGACCGTTTGATGGGGCCCGCTACGTTGGCTGAGGTCGCCACGTGGAAGTCTAAGTACATGCCTGAACAGACTCTTGCGGAAGAGTTTGCCGCGCGCGTAGCAGTTCGTTACGCCTCGCTCAACCGCACCGAGTGGCAATTCGAGTTAGGTTGGATGCGGCGGTTGTTCCGCATCTATACCCTCGCCATCTCCGGATAGTTGGTCAGCGCGTCGCTTTATGTATCGGCGGCACAATGCCAGTGCGTGAGGAACGGTCGGATTCTTGGTTCGGGTCGTGTCTATAACTGCTAACGTAACGGGATCGCGAACAAAGAAGTAGTGTTCAGTCCTGCCCAAATGTATTCGATGTTTTGTTGCGAATTGAGCGACAGTTTTTGGAATATTCATTTCCGTTGCACCGTAGATTGGTTGTACGGTTAATTATCGATCCCTGGTATCTACCGGCGCATCTACCACCATTTCTTTGACGTATGCTCGAAACCGTTGGATCTGCGATACAGCTTCCTCAGCCTTCTCGGAAGTTGAGCAAACTGCAGCGATCTTGTCAGTACCGGTTAGGCTGTTGACTTCTCGAAATACAAGATAGACCTTCATTCTGGGTTCCTGGTTGTCCGATGTGCAAGCATCTTACTGACCGAGCCGTCAGTTTGCAAGTGATGCGCGTCACAGTTTATACTTCGGTCGATTTTCCATAATCTGGGCGAAACCATGAAGCACCTTGGCACGTACCTTGCGCATTACATGGCGCTCCTGGCAGGACTCGCCGCCGGTGTCGCATCCTTCAAGCCAGCCCTATTCGAAACCTTCTTGCCGTTCCTCGGCCCCCACGCGGCCGGGATCATCGGTGGTGCCGCCGCCCTCGTGGCCGCGCTCCATGCGCTCGGGATCGACCCGCCAAAGGCCGCCGCCGCGCTCCTCGTGGGCGTACTGTCCGCCGGTACGTTACATGGTTGCGCCACGCCGCCCGCTGGCGCATCGCTCGCCCAGGCCGCGCCCTTCGTGGAAGCTGCCGTCGATGTCGCCGTCGCTACGGCCGAATCTAAGGGCCTACAGCCGGCGCAAATCAATGCCATCGCCAAACTTGCCTTGGCCGCCGACGAGGGCTCCACGGCGAGCCTGAGCGCGATTGCAGTTGTCGTCAACGCGGAGCTGTCGAAGCTCGCGCTACCGCCGGGTGATGTAGCCGCCGCGCTCATCCTCGAGGATGCGTTGCGCGTGGCCATCACGGCGCGACTTGCCAACGATCCCAGTGCCGCGCAGGTGCAGGCCGCCGCCGCGCTCGTGATTCAGGATGTCATCAATGCTACCGGAGGTTAATGTGCGTAAATTTTACACTGGCGTTGTACTCGCGCTGCTGAGCGCTCTGACGGTTACCGCCGTTCAGGCGCAGACTGTCAACGAATCGGCTGCGGTGGCATGGACTGCTCCGACCAATGACGCCAACGGCATTCCGCTGGCGGGATCGCCCAATGCGGTCACGTCGTACAATGTCTATGCAAGCACCACGCCGCTGACGGCGGTACCGACCACGGCGCCGTTGGCTGTCGTCACCGCGCCGGCCACCACCGTAACGGGCTCCGTGTCCGCCTCCGTGGGAGCTACGTTGTACGTGTACGTGACGGCCTGTAACGCCACGGGGTGCTCGGCATTGTCAACACCAGCTACAAAGCTCGTGGCAATCCCAGGGGCGCCGCCGGGTATCCCCACCAGCGTCACGCTGACCGTCACCGTCGTCCCTGTTGCGTCCAGCGCCACGAAACCGTAATGTCGGTCCACGTGCACCTTGTCCACGGGATTTTGGACCCCGTTGGACACGCCGGCTTGCTGAAATTAGTGCCCTACCTTCAGCAAGCCGGCTTTGACGTGCGCGTGCCCGACTACGGGCTCATTACGGCGGTCGAGACACGGCTGGTTAACCCAATCATGACTCGATGTCTACGCCCCTACATGGAGCCGGGCGATGTATACATCGGACACAGCAACGGTTGCGCCATTGGTTACGATCTCGTGGCGTCCGGCGCGTGGGACCTTGCCGGGCTCGTGCTGATCAACGCCGCCCTGAAACGCGATATCAAGCTCCCAGGCCGGATGTGGGCTGACGTGTACTATAACGAAGGTGATGACGCGACCGTGGCCGCTGTAGCGGCTGCAGCGATCGGGCTAACCGATCCGGTGTGGGGCAGCATGGGCCACGGGGGCTACGAAGGTAGCAACCCCCTCATCACGAACATCGATTGCGGCCACCCGGCTCCGACCGATCTGCCGGCCGTTTCCGGGCACGGCGATATCTTCACGGACGCCAAAATCACCGCTTGGGCGCCGTTCATCGTGCGCCGAATTCTCAAGCATCTGCGCACGCCGTAACGCTTTGAGCTCACGCTTCGTGTAGCCGCCGAGCTTAGCCCGATACAGCGCGCGGTCTGCGGCGCGTAATCGCTCAGCATTCTTCTGGTAATACTTGGCTCTAGCGCGGCGTTGTGCTTCAGTCGTCATTTACAACTCGCATTTTGTCTGGTGGGATGTCATGCCAATGGCGCCAAAAACACCCGCGCCAGTCGCTCACGCATCGCCAGGGGTTGACACACTTTGGCCATGTAGGCGCACATCTCAAGCCATCCCCGCATACGGTTGTGCAAAGCATCCGCGTGGGGATATCTTCCTCAGTCCCATTTGCCATGGCGCTCTGTTTCCTCGGCTCCCGGCGCTTTGATTGGCCAAGGTCGGCCCCAATCGTCCACGGCCCATGACTTACCCACGTTAACAATCGACAAATACTCCGGAGTATTGCCGCGCCCGTTCTCGACCTCGCAAACGATCTCGTCATGAGTGTGCATTACGGGTAGGTACAAACCGCCCTCATCCAGCGTAGTTAACGCATCGGCTTGAAACTCGCGAGCCACCTTGGCCACCACGTTTTGTGTAAGCACACCGCCATACAAAAACATCTGATTCCAACCTATCGGGCCTTTCTGTATGTTGCTATTCCACCCATGATAACTTAACTCCAACTCCCACGGCGCTGCGTACTCGCGTCGCGAGGGTCGTAGCTCAGGCTGATGATATATGAGTGGGTCGCCATCTCCCGGTGGCATGCAATATAACGCATCCCCGTGGCACGCGAAGCGGACGCCACGATAGCCATAACATCCTCCTCGATCCAGTACTGCAGAAATGGCCGCTCCCTCCAGCCCGTATAATTCGGGGCGCTCGGCATCCGTGAACTTGCAGCGCGTTTGACCGCCCCAGAATTCGGTAATAGCGGGTTGTTTCGCACGAACGGCGAGGATGATTTTTTTGATCGCGTCGTCACTTCCAAGAATTTCGTCGGCTCCGAATCGCTTCCAGCCAGCGATCCAGGCGCCAAAGTCCGCTGACAATACAGCCAACTTTCCCAACTGTCTATCTTCATGATGTTTGCCGTGTTGTTTTTTATATTCGATGTATAACTCGACTGTGTTACCAGTAATCTGCGCGGCCATCGCCTCGTATATTTTGCCGTGCGTGTGGAAAACATCCAGGCGCCATTTTTCCCCGGCGAGCGCTGAGGTTACTACGGCCTGAATGGCATTGTAGTCGCTAGCAATAAGCCTACAACCACCCCGAGCAACCACGAGAGAACGCAGGCAATCCGCGATGCATTCGAGCGCATCCCCATATACAGATTCAACAAACTCAAGACTACGGCTAGAAATAACTGCCAGCGCATGCTCCACCTTTTCCGGTTTGTCTAACTTACCCTTCCAAACATTGGCCATCTGGACACCTTGGCCATTCCATAGCATGGTGTGGGCTGCAGCGTAGGCGTACTGCTGCCGGAGCCGACCATCCGCGCACACTTCGGCGCGCATCTTGTAAAGCTTTTTGACGCTGGCGAATCCGAGTTTTTGACGGATTTCCAACACTCGGCGCACCGCGTCCGGTAATCCGCGGTCATTGACCGATCCCGCTACGACATCTTCATCCAGATTGGGCAACGACACCCCGTGGATGTCACGCATCCATTCGAGGATTTTAGACACTTCATTGGCCGTCTTGACGCGGTTGGCCGTGATGCCGCGCAACTCACCTTCGTACTTGGCAAACACCTGTTCCATGATGCATATGCAATCTTCCATGGCTTTGGTGTCTATCTGCATGCCGCGCTCGTTGACGCGGTCGGAGGCTTGCGCGATACGCAGCTCTCGCGGCGATAGGTCCGGTATGCGGTTGTTCAGCGCCATCTCGGACACAACGTCCTGAATGTTGTATCGGTAGAAATTCGCGAAATCATCGGCCGCAGTCTGTGGCGTCCAGCGTAGCGAGGGGTTAGCCTTCGTGGGGTTGCGCGGCACGGTGAGCTTGCGTATCAATGCATCACCGGCCGGATCTTTCTGAAGGTGCGCTTCGGAGGGCAGGAAGATAACTTTGCCCGCATTCTTCAACGCGCGTGGATACCCCGACACCGCAGCCTTAGCTTGCGTGTCGCGGCACTGCTCGAGCTTTAACTCAGGCCAACCCCACGTGGGAACACAGTACCCGTTCCATACTTCGTACTCGAAACCTACGACGTTCCAACCTCCGAGAAGGCCGCCATTAGCCACGTAATCCAATAACGCCCATGGATGAGCGTTGGGCATCGTATTGTAGCATCCCGTAATTACTTGCTCAGGCCATTTACCTGTCGTCCAATGAGGTACCCAATGCTGCGGCCCGCGCCCATCCAACATATCGTACGCCAGCGACAGCACCTCAAACGATGGGTGCCGCACATAATTGCGCACGCCTACAACGGGCAACCCACGGTTGGTGTCGGCAATGCCGGGCAGGCTGGTGAGCCGGCGCGTGGGCTCAACCCATGCGGGTACTGGAAATTCCAGATTCTTACGCTTCACCCATTTGTGGTATCCAGGTACGTCTTCCCACGCGAAACCGGCTTCGCTGTAAGTTTCGAAATCGCACGAAGGTAACAGCGTGCTCCATCCGTGGAGCGCCGGCACGCGGGAATAGTTCATAGCTTATTAGGGCGTGTTATTACACCGAAGGGACTGGCTGCGCATACACCAGGAATGCTTTCTCGTCTTTCGACGTATGGCTGCACCCACTCATTAAAGCTGGCTACTTCTAGGCCCACTACCCTAATCTTGCTACTCGATCGAGAGTAATTCACGGGTGGGAGGAAGAAACCTTTGCGTCCCAACCATACGCCATTCCGGCCGTCTCCAACACGCGAAGATCATTCGCCGCATCGGATACGCCGTGCCAATCGCCGCTTGCAACTTTCGTTTTTAAGTAGACGATCAAAGCGGCGTGTTGTTCTTTGTAGGTCATTGCTCACATCTCCTTTAGTTCGTTGCCCATCTCCCGCGCACCACATACCCACTGATGATAAGGGTTGCATTTAGCGGTGCGCGGGCGGGACTCTATTGCCCATCTCCCCGCGCGCTGTAGTCCCGTCGCAGCAACCTGCTTACGCTCTAGAGACGGCTAGCACCTGACCAACAACGCGCGGGGCGGGACTCTGTTACGCCATGAACCCTTGCTGCCGGAGCATATCATCCGTCCACCCCTGCGCACGGAATTGCTCATAGGTGGCGCCGGCCGCCTTGGGCGTCATCTGACGCGCCGCCACGGGTGGTGCTGGCGGCGGGACCGGGCTCAGGAACGACGGCGCAGGCGTCACGTACGTGGGCTGCTGGGCCGCGGTGGGCGGTGGGCTAGAAGGGAATGCAGCAGTCGTCGGCCCCGGCGCCGAGGCACCCAGGAACGCAGGGGAGCCCATCGAAGGGGCACCGCTGACCGGGGGCGGCGGGGGGCCACCGTACCCACCGGCAGCCGGCGGCATCCCAGGCGTAGGGAACGCGGGACTTGGCGCACCTCCTCCGGCGACCGGGAACGCTGCAGCAACTGGGAACGGGGTGCCTCCCATCGGCGTGGCGCTGGCGCCGGCCGGCAGTGCAGACTTGCCGAAACCAATCTGTGTCGGATCGGGGCCGCTACGGATCTCATCCCCGTACCCACGTAACGCCACATGGTCGCCATTGATGTAGATGCCCGCGTTACCTTGTGACTCGTTCGAGGTGTAAGAACCGTACACCTCAATGTAGTACCCGCGCTTGACCGCGCCGGGCTCGGTGAGCGCCTGACCGGAGGCGTTGTAAATCTTGGGCGGCAGCGTGGAGGAAAACCCCACAATCCAACAACCTTTGAAACCTTCAGTGTTGGCATTAACACGCCCGTTTTTGTTCGGGCGAGTATCGTCGCCATCCTCAATCTTCCACGCGAACGACGGGTGCTGCGCTTCGCCCTTGGGCCAAGCAGCGTGGCCATATTGCCAGATTTTCTGGCCCCACGGCTCTCTCGTGGTCGGGTTCACCGCTTGCGACCAATGTTGTTCGCCGGGGTTTTTTGGGATCGCAACAGCGAAAAAGTACGAAATCTTGGGTTGCCCGGCCTTCGGGTGCCCAGCGGGGTAAACCTTCTTTTGTTTGGTGACGAAATCGGTATCGTTACCTTTGTAGAGATCGCCTTGGACCATCCTACCAACAGGAAACAACATACTCACACGTTCAGAGGCCATAGGTATAGTAACTCCAGTTATTTCGAAATGTGTCCAAAAATCTTGCGAAACTGTATCTCGTCGTCCGGGACGAGCTTTTTACCACCCTTCGGGCGCGATGCATAGTGCGCCTCGATGGTTTCGCGGTCGATGCCTCCGCGTATCGCGTTCGTGGGGGTGATGAGCTGCAACGGCTTACGTAGTTGGAAACCGAGTAGGTCACCCATCGCGGCGATATCCTCCGCAGATAGCCCGTCATTCCATCGAAGCCGGCCTACAACAGGCTCCATCTTCCAGTACGGAATCTGCAACCCTGCGTTTACTGCCGCTTCCGCGTGGGCACGAAGACCGGCTTCACGGCCCTCCAACATCTTGATCGCCCATTTCACCAACCGTAGCTCTACTCCCACGGCTTGAGGGCTCATCTTCTCGGGCTGCGAGGTACCCACGAAACGCAACACGTTAGCGATATCCCGGCGGAACGTTGGACATTGCGTCTTGGCTTTACAATCCACGCAATGCGGGCCGGCGATGGTGCGCGGCGAGTCGGATAGCGCCTCGTTGACTGCGGGCACGATGTGCTGGTTGGCGTACGTCCATAGATCTATGAGTGCTAGAGGTCGGCCGTTCAACTGCCGCCACTCACGCACCGGCCCCTCGTGATGAAATGCGCGCGGTTGCACGATGGTGAGACACACGCGTGTATTCCACGCAAGTTGTAGCCGTTGCTGCACCCCCAACGCGTACGCAATAAGTTGCGGGATCTCAAACACCTCCACGTAACGGTGGCCGTATTTGTAATCTACGTTTTTGAGCATCAGCGCGGGTACGCCCGTTTCATGGTCGATGTATTCGATTACACGCCAGTAATCGGGCGTACCCCAACATTCGGGGATCACTTCCCGCGCATCGACGGCATCCTCATATCGCGCCCCCGCGTGGAATTGCGCCTCTTCTGCGTACATCGAAGCGCCATCCAACATGTCGTCATCGATCTCCCAAGATCGACCCGCGTGCATGAACTTGTCGCCGTACTTCGGTTCCCACTGCTTGGAAGCTACGCCCATGGCCACCAGATGCGCGGCCTGTCCCTCCAGCTCTTCATCGTCCGGCGGCAGTGGTGGTGCCTGCTCCTGCATCATCACGGAGCCAGGGCACGCTATTGTTAGATGCAAGGCGCTCGGCGCAATTCTGGCGTGAGCGCTACCGGTGACGGGGGTATTCAATGCACTCCTCCTAGATGTACATCACGTGGCGGCCATTCACATCGCGCAATGACCAACGCGTGCCGTGCACTCGCATCACGGATCGACCATCCGCGAATACGTACCATTCCGGTACTGTCGGTGTGATGCTGAGCGCATCCATCACGCCACCCCTTCGACTGGCAGACCGGCAATCAGCGAATCGAAGTCGCGGTCGATTGTCGGAATGAGGTGCGTATACTCGGGGTTGCCCAACGCCATAAGATTCGGCGCGCCGTGCTTCTGCACCACGGGCGATACCAACCGCGGATCGAGCTGTTTGTCCCGCGTGGCAGCAGTCAACTTGTTCATCAGTTGACGATACTCGTCAGCTGCTACGGACACCCCAGGAGCAGCCCCAGCGGCGGCATCGACGACGGCCGATCCAACCTGTGCGGGTCCGGGTACAACACCCGGCATTGCGTAGGCTGGTGGCGGTGGAGGCACCATTGTAGCGGCGGGGACTGGCGGGACAGGAGGCAGTGGCACGGAACCATTAAAGCCGAGGGGGCTTGGGGGAAGTTGCACCTGTGGCGGCGGTGGGTTCCACGTGACGATTGCCGGCTCGGCCGGCCGAGGCGTCACGCCCATAGCGGCAACTCCCGCAGATACCCCAGCGTGCGGGGCAACGCGGCGCGCGCTCAACTCTTGAATCACCTGTTGCGCGACGGTTGGATCGAGCCCCTTGATGAGCTTCCACGTGCCGTCTTGCTTTTTCGAGTGCTTCTTATTGTGGATACGGCCATCCCACGGCAGACCAGAAGAATCGTACTCAACTGGTCCAGCCGCCGCGATTGTCGTCACAGGCGAGGCATTGTTCGGGGCTGCCGTAGGCACCGGGGGCACAAACACCGGGGGAACGGATGATGTGGTAATGGCAGTGCTTGTTACGGTGCTTGATTGCGGGGCATTTGCAACAGAGTTGACAGGCCCAGCAGGCGGCGCAACAGGCAATGGAGGTATGGGTTGCGCAGTAGGGGCAGAAATGGGGCTCGTATTGTACGGGGCGCTCGGAGCGGGCGGCGCCGGAGGAAAAGGTACTACGTTGCTGCGCGCGGCGCTGGGCGCTGGCTGCGTCACAGTTCCCGCGGGAGCTGCCGGGGCATCCCCCGAAACCTCGAGTTGCGGGATATCACCGGCCAGCATCAAGATTGCGGCGGCGGCGGCACGGTACTGCGCGGGGCCATCGTGGGCAGAGTCGATTTCAATTCGCATGGGTTTCCTCGAATAAAATTTTTGGGTTGCAGGCGGAGCGCATCGTATGCTTAACTGACGCCCTCGTCAACTGGAGTGCACATGGCCGCAAAAATACACATCAGTTCGTTTATCCTCTGCACCGGCCGTAAATGGCAGCGGGGCTCAATGCGGTTCAGTACGTATGCGGATAACATCACATGCCGAAATTGCCAGCGCTACATTATGCGTAGTTATATGTTAACTACTCGCGAGAAAAATCGCTTGCGTAAAAAATGGGGGATGTAGTTGACTCTCCGCGACTTCCAAATCGAGATGCGCGACGCAATCTATCAGCGTTGGCAGGAACCGAACGTATTTAACGTAATGGGTGTGCTGCCCACGGGGGGTGGGAAGACTGTCCTTTTCTCAAGCATCGTGCGAGACTTCGGGACGCCCGCATGCATCATCGCGCACCGCCTGGAACTGGTCGCGCAAGCCTCGCTCGCGTTGAACCGCGAAGGAATCCCGCATGACCTTATCGCCCCCAAAGATGTCAAACACGCCATCACGAAAGTACATCACGACAATCACGGTAGCAGTTTTTATCGTAGCGGTAGCCCTATTCGCGTTGCTGGTGTTGATACCCTGGCGAATCTTGATGGCCATGATCGTTGGATGTCACAAGTTGGTATCGTGGTGCCGGATGAAGGTCATCACATTTTACGTGCAAATAAATGGGGCAAACAAGTACTACGGTTCCCCAACGCGCGTGGATTTTTTCCTACGGCTCACGCTTTACGCGCTGACGGGCGTGGCTTGGGGCGCGGCGCTGACGGGCTGGCGGATAGCTTGGTTATGGGGCCAAGCCCTAGGCATCTCATTGAACGTGGTTATCTTACTGACTATCGTTTGTTTTGCCCATCTTCTGATGTTGATTTCAGTAACGTACCTATTGGTTCTTCAGGTGAGTACAGTGCCCCGCAGCTACGAGCCGCCACGCATGCGTCCAATAGCATCGTCGGCGACATTGTCAAACAGTACCTCAAACACGCGGCGGGAAAGTTAGGTGTCACGTTTGCAGTTGACGTTGAGGCGGCCAAACAACTTGCGCAAGCGTACCGGGCGGCGGGAGTGCCGGCGGAAGTCATTACGGCGGATACGCCAATCGCCGTGCGCTCCCAACTCATGCAACAATTCCGGTCCCGTGTTTTGCTTCAGCTCGTATCCGTGGACTGCCTTGGTGAGGGTACAGACGTGCCTGCAATCGAGGTTGTCAGTATGGGGCGTAAAACAGCATCTTTCCAGCTGTTCGCGCAACAATTTGGCCGAGCGCTCAGAGTTATGGTCTCGGATGAGCACGCATCTGCGTGGAATACTTACACGGATGCCCAACGCCGCGCAGCTATTGCTGCGTCAACGAAACCTAAAGCCATAGTGATAGATCATGTTGGAAACACAATTTTTCACGGATTGCCAGACGTCCCTAGATCGTATTCGCTTGAACGTGCGGAGACACGAACGCGCGCAAAGACGGGTGTTGAGGCTCTTAAAGCATGCCCCGAATGCACTCGGCCCTATGAACGTTTCCACGCTCATTGCCCTTACTGCGGCTACGAATGTCCACCGCGAAACCGAAGCTCTCCAGAACAAGTTGAAGGAGACATTATCGAACTGGACGCAGCAATCCTTGCAAGTCTCCGAGGAGATATCGCGGCAGTTGATGGCCCTTCAGATGCGCGCGGGACGGATCTCGTAGGTAACAGCATCCGCAAACAGCATAAGGACCGGCAACAGGCGCAGTTCACACTTCGCAAGGCAATGGAACTTTGGGGTGGTTGGCGCATCCACGTGGGAGAGACTATCCGTGATGCGAATCGTAGATTTTGGTACGCGTTTGGTGTAGATGTACTGACCGCCCAGACACTTGGGGTGCGTGATGCTGCGGAGCTTGAGGCGCGTATTCGCACTGAGTTACAGCAACATAACGTGGAGGCACAACTTGTATGAAGACCTACACTGTTACGAAGCGATTCTCCGTGGACGTGGAGCGGACTATCAATGCCGAATCTATAGCTGAAGCGGAGGAAAAATCGAAAGAGCTTCCGCTTTCGCGGTTTTTAAAACCAGCTCCGGGGGCTCATATAGTAGATTGGGGCGGATTGAGCGGCACCAATATCGCTGAGGAACGGGAATGAATCTCGTTGAATGGGCCGAGCGTTGGCGTATCTCGCCCGAGGCGATCAAAGAGTTATGTTTGACGTGTATCCACACGGGGCCGTGCGAGTCAGCCGATAGCGAAGGTGATGTGCAGGCGCGAATACGCCTCGCAGCAGCACGCACGGCCCGTTTAGCGTGGGGCGAGCAAACATACCTCTTCCGCAATAACCGTGGCGCCGGGCAATTGAGGAACGGCTCCTTCGTACGGTGGGGGCTCGCGAACGATTCCAAGGCAGTTGGCGACCGCGTCAAGTCGGGCGATCTCGTCGGTTGGGAGCAGGTGCGCATCGGCCCTGAGCACGTGGGTTCAGTCATTGCGCGGTTTCTCTCCATCGAAGTAAAGCGGCGCAACTGGAAGTTTGCGGCCACGGCGGAAGAATGCGCGCAGATTCAGTGGGCCGCCATCGTGAACGCGCAAGGCGGCCGGGCCGTGATAACCAACACTGACGGGAGTATAGCGACATGACCAAGGGCCAGAACTGCAACCCTCGGCCAGAGTTTCATGTCTGCGGGCATTGCGGCGACTTTGCACGCCTCCCGAAGCGGGTCCAATGTAAGTGTCGTCCTGAATACAAATACTTTTCGTATCCTCCGCAGCAGCGTCCCGAGACAGGCCACCCAATGCTGTGCGGGTGCAAGGAGTGTATGTGAAAGACCATCCGTCCAAGGAGACGGTGACGATAGGGGATTCGACGCTGTATCTCGGTGACTGTCGCGAGATTATCCCGACGCTGTCAACCGTCGATCTCGTTGTGACGAGCCCACCCTATAACCTTGGTGCGGCCCCTTGGGCCAGACTCGGGCATTGGAAGCCGGGCGGCAAGTCAGGCGGTCGAGATAAGTGGAAGGTTGGCGCGAGCGGCCAAGCCGGTGTCAAATACGGCGTCCACATCGATGCATTGCCGTGGCCCGAGTACGTGGAGTGGCAGCGCGCCATTGTCTCGTTGCTCTGGAGCCGACTGTCCGATACCGGAGCGATTTTTTACAACCACAAACCGCGCGTGATCGGTAGCCGGGTATGGACGCCCTTTGAGCTAATCCCACCCGAAGTCTCGCTGAGGCAAATCGTTACCTGGGCGCGACCGGGGGGCGTGAATTTCAACAAAACGGCATTTGTCTCAACGTCGGAATGGGTCATGTTGCTAGCGAGGGAGGCATTTCGCCTCAAGTCGCGTGGCGCATCCGGCCTTGGGGATGTCTGGCAGATGACGCCCGAGCGAAATGAGCATCCGGCGCCGTTTCCCGTAGAGTTGCCCAGGCGCGCGCTGGAGGCTACGGATGCGCCGGCCTGTCTTGATCCATTCATGGGAAGCGGGACAACCGGCGTCGCGTGTGCGCGTCTTAGGCGCCGATTTATCGGTATTGAGATTGATCCTCGCTATTTCGAAATGGCTTGCCGGCGAATCGAGGCTGAGCACGTGCAAGGGAGACTTTTGGCATGAGCAACGTAGACCGGACCTCAAATCCCGTAAGCCTCCCGACTTGGGAGGAATGTAAAGCGAAGGTGGACGCCGAAATGGCTACGCCTCTAGAAGCATTCATCTATGAGAACGAGCCCGCTCTCACGGAAAAGGCGCAGGACTTCGTTCACAAGTGCATTCCGAACTACAGCCGGCGCGCTGATGAGCAATTTCGCGGAATGTTGGCTGCTCTGATTGCGTTCGTTCGAGCACCGGACGAGACGTCTGCGACTTGCTGGGTATCTGTGAGCGACCAACTCCCGGAACTTGGCAAGCTGGTGATGATTTGCATCGGCGGGTTCATATCCATCGGTCAGCGCTTCGAACGCAATCGATGGGCCGATCTTGCGGGAGAGTTTTACGCTCGGTCTATCACGCACTGGATGCCAATCCCTGCAGGGCCTGGGTCATCTGTGGAACCGACACCGCCTCACCCCGGCCCGTCGATCGCGAAAGCGTTTGCTAACTCGCCGCGACGGGTCGATGTGAAAGCCAGCGGTGAGCCTGTGTCATTACCGGAAGAATCGGGATGTCGATGCGGCTGCTATTCGGGTGGCTGTGGCCGACCGGATGGGTGTCGATGCGGGCGTGAGTGCCCGTGCTACATCTCCGGTCGCGGAGCTTGACACTCCCGTCACTTAACCTATACCGTATACAAACCATGCTGAAAGACACTATTCTCGGGGCGGCTGTGCAGCTCGCGCGCAAATGCGGCTACCAGAATCTAACACGGCTCAACGTGGCGCACGCCGCCGAATGCGGCACAGGGACTGTCAACTATCATTATGCGTCCATGGACTTACTACGCACCGCCGTTGTTGAGTACGCCATCCAACATGAAATATTACCCATCATCGCGGAAGCACTCACGGCTCACCACGGGGCAACACAGAATATATCCGATGCGCTGAGGCGAAAGACAGCCCGCGAATTGTCCGGCATCGACCGATTGTAGCCGACTTCCTCCAATGCGCGACACGCGCTTACTCGATGCCCTGGCATCATACCGCGGCTTCGTAGTCTATCGCTTGCGCCCTGGCTCGAGCGGCAAGCTCGACAAGGTGCCGGTCGATCCGCGCACCGGTCGTAACTGCGACTGGATGAGCCCCAACTCGTGGATGTACCCCCACGAAGCACTCCTGGCCGCCCAGGCACTCGGGCCGGACTACGGCGTGGGGCTTGTGCTCATCCCCGATTGCAACCTGTTCGTGGTCGATCTGGACGCGGCACGCGATCCGGCCGGCGGCTGGCTCCCCCACGTGAGGGCATTCGAGGAAATGTTCCGTGGCGGCTACCTCGAGACGAGCGTATCCGGTACCGGGCGGCACATCGTGGTGCGTGTTCAGACCGCGCTTCTACCGGCGCACAGGACGCGCAACGCGGACTTCCGCATGGAGGCCTACTCGCAGGCCCGATTCCTGGCAATCACCGGCCTGGACGCGGCGGGCTCGCTCGAGCACGATTTTACCGCCGTCGCGCAACGGTGGCTGGCGCAATACTTCCCACCCACCGAAGCCCCCGCGGCGGGGGAGTGGCACGAAGGCCCGGTAATCCCGTGGGAGCACCCCCTGACCGATGCCGAGCTGATCGAGCGCGCGTGCCGCTCAAGCAGCCCTCGGGCCATCTGGGGCGGCCGGGCGG